CCATCCCCCTAATTCTTTATTTGGCTTTTCTAAAAAATTTTCTGACCAAGCTAAAAGCTCTTCTGTAATAGAAGTCAATTAGTTTTGTATGACTTTACTGTTGCAGGTAAATTAAGTAGCTGGTCCAGTAAATTCCATTTCCCCTGGCATCGGTACACCGCCTGTTCCGATTGTGCCATCGCCAACTCCCGAGTTGTCTGGTCTTGGAGCTTCTGGAGGTAATCCTTCAGATGATGCCATTGGGGGCTGCTCACTACCAGTTGGAGCTGCTGGATTTGGTTGTTGTCTAGCATTTTGTAATCCTATTATTTTTGCGTATATTTCAGCTTCGTTAGGGTCATTAATAACTGCATCTGGGTCAAGGTCTAAAGTGTATGCCAGTTCTTTTATTAGTTCTGGTATTTTTACAAAAGGTGCTATCGCAGGATTTTGTACACTTTGTAAGAACATTGTAAGTCTTTGTGACCTAACTTCTTTTTGCATTAAAGAAGAAGTTCCAGTTGCTATTACTTCTAAATCACCTTGTACTTCTAAGTCACCTTCATAGAATTGCATATTCCATTGAAAGTATGCTTCGCCCAATGGTTTTAATAAAAAGTCATCTAAGTTTTTGACAACTGTTTTAATATTTAGATTAGCAGCACTAAGTAACATTGACATACCAGAAGCTGTTCTAGTCATACTTTGAACACCTGTTTGACCATGTGAGTATGATGGTATACCTGTTGACTCATCTGCCAACTGTCTAAACTTATCAAACATCATCATATTTTCTGTTGATGTGTTTGGAAACTTTAATCCATGAATTGCTTGACCCGGCATACCAGCTTGTCTTCTGAATATTTTACCCGGATATACATCCATGTTTTGACCTGCTACTAATGCTGACTCATCAACATCAAAAACAAGTGAACCCGATAATGCTAAGTTATCAATAGCCATTCTTGCATGACCATTCATAATTTGTTGTGCATCATTCATATTTTCTGGTACACCAATACCAAAAAAACTATACGGATTCTTTTCGTAAGGAAATGCGTTATATGGTATACGATATGGTTTAAACGGATTAAGAACCATTCGTAAAACTCTGTTCTCAGTTACCCAAGCATTAATTTGAAATTCACTTTCATCATCCATCTCTACTGGAATTTCTAGTTGTGAATCTTCTAGGGTTTTTCTATCTACAATACCCCAGTATTCTAATACTTCGTATCTGTCGTATTCGTTTTGAGTATAGTCATCTTCTTGTCGTATTTGAGTTTCATAACTTCTATTACGATAGTTAGGACCATCTTCTAATGTAGCTAAGACTTCATCTTTGTTAAAGAAAGGTCTGCTTAATAAATCTCTTAATTGATTTCTATTTAGTTTGTGTCTATGTATAACATATTCACACTCTTCAATATTTTTTGCATTTGGGTCTGGATAAAAATCCCATGCACTTACAAATTCTATTCTTGGTACTTTAGCTTCTTCTGGGTTGTATACTCTTGAACCATCATCACCAATAGTATATTTGTGTAAAGTTTTATTAAAAGTAAAAGGACCTTTAATAATACCTGTTCCTAAAAGTACAGATTCAAATAAAGCACTTCTTAATTCTTGTGAACCATTTGACTCATCTATTTCGTCATGGATTAGTTTTTCCATGCGTCTTGCTATTTCAGTTGCCGGTTTTATTTGCGGCATATCTGGAAGAGGAGCTGGTCCTTCTTCTAAACCTGTTGGTTGTATAGTCTCAAATGTTGCACCCGGTTCTATAGTTTTCCCATCTCCTTCAAAACCAATTGGAGACATTTCCGGTTGAGGGGAAGTACCGGGTTGATAATTTAAATTACCTTCTATAGTCGGGGCTGACTGTTGAAGATTGTCTCCCATTTGCTCTTTGAGAGGATTGAGGTGTGCAATTTTAGCTACACCTTCTGGTACTTTGGTTTCTTCAACAGAGATGGGAAACTTATTAGCAGAAAATAATACATCTACTAGTTGTCCATAAGCCGCAAGAACTTTAGTCTTAGTTACTTTTACAAATACTCTTGACTTTTCATGCTCTCTAAAATGAACATTTTTGTAGTATTTCCCACGATAATTATGAAATGCTTCTAACCATCGTTCTTCATCACTACGCCTAGCTCTCTCAGATTCATCAAACTTGTTGTAGACAAAACCTGCTAGTCTTGTTGACTCTACTTCATCTTTGATTTCTTCTTCAGAGTTAATATTATTATTATCGCTATATTCTGCCATATCTTCCTTAATCTATATTATACACCTACTTATTAGATTTGTCAAGTAAATTCTTTTGTAAATAAGGCAATAACCATTTATTGTCTCTTAGCACTTGAACAAAGTAATTAGTAAAGCTGTTTATTAATCGTTCTTCTTTTGAATCCCCCTGCAAAACACCCCCATCTCCTGTTTCACCAGAAATATAAGCTATAGCATGGAATAATTCATGTAGCACAGTATTAACCTCATCTAGCTTTGTTAAATCAGATTGTATCTGTATTACATTTTCTCGTTGTATATACTGACCATAACAGTCAGTTAAAACATCTTTTTTAAAATCTGGAGTAGTTACCTGTAGTTCTATGTCTTGGTAACCTACTTTAAGATTCTGTTTATCAATCTTTATCGCTTTTACCGCCATACATATACTCCTCCTTAGAGTGTCTAAAGTTATTAGATTTACTTGTATCTATGTCTGTTTCCGGTTGTTTGCACCATTCTCTGAATTGGTCTTCCGGTCCGCCCATATCGTTTAATCTAAATATCTTTGGAGCAACAAAGACTTGCTCTATATGTCTTTTCCTGCGATACTTCATCATATCATCATATGACATAACTTTGTCATAGACTTCGTTTGTTTCTTTATTTTTAAATCTATATACTGGCATTTAAAAATATTTTTTTAACATAGCTATGTGGTCATCATACTTAGCTATAACATCTAATTCTTTTTCTATTGCTTCTAATATATCTGGGTGTTCGCCTACTCCTACTGGATTTTTAAGGTATACTTCAATATTAGCTTTATGTTTTGTTATATGTCCTTCTGCGTGTGCGATTAATCCATCTATTATCATGTTTCTCATATTTGTTATTATCCAATCATCCATTGTTATTTAATATCCAAATGTAGGGTCAGAAGGTGTAAATCGTTTTATTTCTGCCATTTCTCTATATGCTGATGGTTTTTGTGGTCTTGACATAATTAAATATCTTAAAGCATCATAAGCATGGTCAGATGATTTAGTATCAACATCCTCTGTTCTGTTTGGGTCTATCGGTATACTTTGCAATTCTCTAATCATATTAACACAAGTAGAGAATATTTGTAGTTTAGGTCTACCTGTTTGTTTATCCTGCTTTAAATATTCATGTACTTGGATTTTACCTTGTATTCTATTCTTATCTGCTGGTCTTAATTTATGACCTGCTCGGACCAAAGTTTCGCCTACAGTTGGTCCTCCTACGCCAGTTCTATTCCAAGCCGCACTATCTAATACTCCTTGAATACTTCGATGTTCATCTCTTTCGTATTCTGTTACCATATCAGATAAATCTTCGCCAGTCAATCCTTTTTTGTATAGTTCTCTGTAAACTATTAAGGTATCATCATCTGGGTCTATAGTAGCCCAAATACAAGCTGACTCCGAAGCATATCCATAATCCATTCCTTTATACCTCATCCAATGTGTAGGTATCTTAAAAGGTGGGATTACATGAATCTCTGGGTTAAATTCTGCAAATGCTGCACCTTCGGCAACATCCCAGTTACCTTCCAATAATTGTTTCTTTTGTATTGGAGGTAAAGATTCCAGCATTTTTTCATATCTACCATCTTCTGATAGGTATGGGTTATCATCTAACCTTGCTGGAATAAATTTTCTTGACAGTCCATCTGGACCTTCAAATGAAGTATTTGGTGGTGAAGGGTCAAGATATCTCTTTCTTACCCAATGTCCACCGACACCCCCGGGGTTTGCAGTACACCTGATATAAGTTCTTATCTCTGGGTCTGTTGTTCTTAATCGTGATTGCAAGTATTGAAGTGGAAACTCGGTGGGGTATTGTGTTAATTCATCAATACCTATCCAACTATAAGCTTGACCTTGATACCGATATACATCAGCGTCTCTGTCAAGATATCCGAACTCCAATGTTGCCCCCGAAGGAAACTTCCATAACTTTTCAACTTCCCTAAATTTAGCTCCGTTGAAAGCTTTTGGATATAGTTCTCTTGATTTGTCTATTAATTCTCTTAGTTCTGGCATACTTCTTCTTAGAAGTAATGCTCTATGGGAAGGTCTATGCATAAAGCGAAGTGGGTCTACCAACATCGCATAAGACTTTCCTCCTCCTGCTGCACCTCCATATAATACATCTTGTTCTGATGAAGCAAGGAAATCTGTTTGTGGTCCTTCGTTTGGTTTAAAAACGATAGACTCTTTATTTTCTTTTATAAAGTCTCTAACTTTCTTTGGAGCTTTGTCTAGCTCTGTTTCAGTTATGACTGTATTTTTCTTTGTTGTCTGCTGTTTCTTTGGGTCTACAGCTAATTCAACCTTTGTTAAAACTTCTTTCTTACCTTTTAATGTAGCTCTAGCTTTAGTAAGTTTCTTTTCTAGCTTTTTAAGTTCTTTCTCTTTATCCCTTAATTCTTTACGAGCTTGTAGTTTTGCCTTAGTTTCTGCGGATAAATGTCTTGGAGCTTTAGAACCCTTTGGTCTTCCTGCCATAATTTATCCTCTTTTATCCAATAAGCCCTTTTGTCGTTCTTTATCCACAATTTTCTTTAATCCTACCGCAGATATACTTCTGCCCGTTTTATAGGATAATTGTTCTGCTGCTCCTCTTAGCGACAGAGAGCCATTCATAATGTGTTCCTTTGTTTCCTGTAGAGCTTCTAACTGTCCGTCAATGGGTTCTAGGAAACCTTCCACATCTGACTCCCTGTAGCCAAAAGGAATAGTTGAGGTTGTTCTACGCTTTAATGTCACTTCGTAGTCCTGCTATTGGAAAGCTTTCAAACTCAACACAATATGCATCCATCTGTGTTACAAGTTTGTATTCTAAAGGTTTACTTTCATAAACATCTAGTAATTCTTGTTTATTTTCTAAACATTCATATTCTGATGAAAATATAAATCCATTGTATTTTACTGACGGGGCGTT